GAAATATAGAGGTGTTGCTATACATCCAGAATGTGATGCTGCAATTGAAGATATTGTAAATGAATCAATTGTTATAGATGAAGAAAGTCCTGGAGTATCAATTGAACTAGAAAAAATTGAAGCCAGTAAAAGTATTAAAGAACAAATTACAGAAGAATTTGCTAATATTTTAAGAATGTTAAATTTTGCAGAAGATGGCCATGATATCTTTCGCAGATGGTATATTGATGGCAAAATTTATCATCATTTAGTGGTAGATCCAAATAATGAAAAAATGGGTATTCAAGATATTCGATTTATTGATTCTCCAAAAATGCGTAAAGTAAAAGAAGTTAAAAAGAAAAAAGATCCATTAACAAATGCTGATATTATTGAAAACGTAAAAGAGTATTACATTTATCAAGAAACACCTGGAAAAGGTGGAGCTGGATCTATTAATACATCACAAAATAGGCAGGCTGTCAAATTTACTGAAGATTCTATTAGTTATGTCACATCAGGTTTATTAGATGAAAAAAGAAAAAAAGTTCTTTCGCATTTACAGAAGGCTATTAAGCCTGTTAATCAATTAAGAATGATGGAAGACTCGCTTGTCATTTATAGACTAGCTCGAGCTCCGGAAAGAAGAATTTTTTACATCGATGTTGGTAATCTTCCAAAAGGTAAAGCCGAAGAATATATGAAAAATATTATGGCTAAATATCGTAATAAACTAGTATATGATGCTAATACTGGTGACTTGCGAGATGATCGTAAACATATGTCAATGCTTGAAGATTTCTGGTTACCTCGCCGAGAAGGTAATAGAAGTACTGAGATTTCAAGCCTTCCAGGTGGTGACAACCTAGGACAGATTGATGACATCATTTACTTTCAAAAACGTTTGTATAAGGCTTTAAATGTTCCATTACAAAGATTAGATCAAGAAAATAATGGTTTTAGTATTGGAAGATCAACTGAAATTAGTAGAGATGAAGTTAAGTTTCAGAAGTTTATTGATAGACTTCGTAATAGATTTTCTCATTTGTTTTTACGAATTCTTAAAAAACAACTTGTACTTAAGAAAGTTATAACTGAAGCAGATTGGGCAAAATGGGAAAAAGATATTCGAGTTAACTATAATAGAGATAATCATTTTGTAGAATTAAAAGAATCAGAAATTTTAAAAGAAAGAGTACAAACATTAGATATGGTTAGTCAATATGTAGGAGAGTATTTTACAAAAGACTGGGTTATGAAAAATGTTTTAAAGTTATCTGAAGAAGATATAAAAGAATTAGAAGATAAAGTTGATGAGTTAGAAGATAAAAACAAAGAACGAGAAGATGAAGCTATACAAAATCATATGAGTGCACAACAACAGCAAGCAGATCAACAAGCTGCAATTCAACAACAAATAAGCCAACAACAAGCTACTGAAGAGCCACCACAACAATAAAAATATTATTTAAAAGATTTAAATGTATAAATATAACTAAATAAGCGGAGAATACAATGGAAGATGAATTTGAAAATGATTATGAAATTGAAACTACAGCAGAAGAAGATATGGATCTCGATGAACCAGAAGTTGAAGCTAATCCTTTAATGGATATGGTTAATGCAATTGGTGATGGAGATTTGTCGTCTGCTTCTAATATATTTTCAAGTCAGTTAAATGATAGATTAAGTGATGCAATTGAGCAAGAAAGAATTAGTGTTTCTAGTAATATATTTGGTGGCGATCAGGAAGAAATGGTAGATGCTTAAGTTTAAAGAATTAAAAGCTAATTTACAAGAAGCTTCTAATATAGTTAAAAAAGTAAAGATTGACCGTAAAAATGTAGTCATTCATAAACTTGCACATAATAAATTTAAAACAATGATTGACGGCGATGAATTAGACACATATACAAATGAAAAAGAAGCTATGGCAATGGCTAAAGAATTCATTAAGCAGTACAAAGGGAGGTAGCAAATGTTTAGTAATAATAATGAAAAACGACTTACGACATATGCTTCTTTGCTGCAAAATATAAGAGAAGACAAAGATGTAAGTAGTCTTCATCTTGTAGGTCCTCATGTATCGGTATATAAAGAACATACAGACGCTATTAATAAAATTCACAATAAGTATAAAAATAGTGAAGGCATGCATAGTGAAAAAGAAAAGAAACATCTGAATGCTCTTAGTACCCATCATAATGAATTATCCAAGTTTCATACAGGTCTTGCGAATGTGCACGGATTTATAGGTGACAAAGAAAAAAGTAGTGAACACAATATGATTGCTGCACAACATACAGGCCTATCAGGTGATGTAAACCCAGGTCGAAGCTTGGCAAGTCAAAAAAAGAGTTTTTTTCACAAAGCTGATCACGGTGAAGCAGCTGAAAAAATATCAGATCTTACTAAGCGTGGGCACAACGCGCTTAAAGAAAGTTAAAGGAAAAATAATATGACAATGGTTACACTCATGGGTTCAGAAGTAAATGCGGCTACTACGCATGGAGCTGCAACCAATCTTTCCAGCGCAAAATGTGTAAGGGTATTCAATAGCCATACTGCTAGTCTTTTGGTAACACGTTGTACAGCAGCAGGTGTTACTATTGGAACTGCTACTATTGGACCAAAAGAAGTAATTTACTTAAATAAAAATTCTGACGAGAAAATATTCGCGGCAGCAACAACAGTTAAACTAGTACCCGTTGGGTATCTTGGAGGATAAAATGAAAACATTTACTAATTTTATGAATGAAGTTAATGAGGCTGCACAGTATCCACTTCACAATCACCCCCACGACGCCGAATTGAGTCATAGAGACATTAAGCATGTGAAAAATTTTGCCGCGCGGCAAGAAATACACCATGAAGACCGTGGATACCAACATGAAAAGGATGCAGAGGAGTTTCCTACAGAAAGTGAAGCTCATTATGCACATCGTGAAGCTGCAGCTTTTCATTACAGTGCTGCAGATCATTATGCAAAATTAGGTAAAAATCCACAGCAAGGTCACGATCAAATGGGTGGTAAAAGAATGAAGCGTCCAACTGAAAAGGCAAATGATGCATCAAAAAAAGCACATGCAGCAGCAGACATGCATGTACCACATAATGCACCTGAAGACGACGGTGTTGAATACCGTGTAGGTTAAAATAAGGTAAAAAAAATGAAATTAATTGCAGAATACCAAGATCAAGAAATATCTTATATGACAGAAGCTACCGAAAACGGTGGAAAAAATCATGTAATTGAAGGTATTTTCGCACAAGCTGAAAGCAAAAACCGTAATGGCAGAATTTATCCAAAAGCTATTATGGAAAAAGCAATCGCTAAGTATAACAAAGAACAAGTAATTCCTAAGAGAGCAGTTGGTGAATTAAACCATCCAGATGGTCCCACTGTAAACTTAGACAAAGTATCCCATCGCATTACCGAACTAAATTGGTCCGGTAATAACGTGATGGGTAAGGCACTTATATTAGACACTCCAATGGGGCAGATCGTTAAAGGTTTACTCGATGGTGGCGTTCAACTAGGTGTATCAACTCGTGGTATGGGAAGTCTAGAGAATCGTAATGGAACCAACTATGTAAAAGAAGATTTTATGTTAGCAACGGTTGACATTGTTCAAGATCCATCCGCCCCAGACGCTTTCGTTAATGGCATTATGGAGGGGGTCGACTGGATATGGAACAATGGCGTGATAGAAGCTCGAGACATTGAAAAGATTGAGACTGAAATTAAGAAAGCTCCACGATCGAGATTGTATGAAGTACAAACTCGTGAGTTTAAGAATTTCCTCTCGTTGCTTAAATAATAGAGGAGTCAAAACATGACTGATCAAAATTACGAACAGGATGTCGACCTCGATGAAGCAACGGAAGTTGTGGACGAGGCTAAGGCACCAACTACAAAAGGTAAGGCACCAGACCCTGATCATTCCGAAACTGATGGAATGACAAAGACTGATCCTAAAGCCCAAGCTAAAAAAGGCGCGGCCGGAACAAGTAAAGCCAAAAACGGTGATACTTCCGGTCAAGAACCAATGCAAAAACTGAATGCTGGATACGGAAACAAAATGGAAAATATGACTAAGTTGGCAGCTTTGCCTGCTGATGTTATTAATACATTGTATCAAGAAGCATTTGGCACTGACTTGGATCTAGATGAGTCCGATGAAGAATTGGTAGAGTATAACTTTGATGACGATCTGGAAGCTTTGGTTGAATCCGAAGCAACTCTTTCAGACGACTTTAAAGGTAAAGCTTCTACAATTTTCGAAGCTGCTGTTAATTCCAAAATTATGGAAAAAGCTGCAGATATGGAACTTGTCACTGCAACCCTTATTGCTGAAAAAGTAGAAGAGCTGGAAGAGCAATATAACTCTGAAATCTCTGAAGCTGTCGTTGAAGCACGTGAAGAGCTTGTCGAAAAAGTCGACGGTTATCTAAACTACGTTGTTGAAACATGGATGGAAGAAAATAGACTGGCTGTTGAATCCGGTCTTAGAACTGAAATCGCTGAAACATTCATGGGAAGTCTGAAAGACTTGTTCACTGAATCTTACATCGAAGTTCCAGAATCCAAAGTTGATCTTGTTGATGATCTTGCTGAGCAGGTAATTGCTCTGGAAGAAAAACTTAATCAAGAAACATCTACTATCATCGAAATGAGATCTGAAATGCAAAATCTTGAGCGGCATGCAATTATTGCAGAAGCTTCAAAAGACCTTGCTGGAACTCAAGCCGACAAACTAACTAAACTTGCAGAATCAATTGATTTTGAATCATCTGAAGCATTTGCTGCTAAAGTAGATACTCTTGTAGAATCTTACTTTTCAGATCAACCTCAAGTAGAAGTTGAAGCTTCTACACCTAGCCAATCAATCACCGAAGCTAATGAGCTCGATGATGGTGAAGAAGTTGTAACAAGCACACGGATGGACCAATATCTAACTGCAATCAGATCAAATAACTAAGGAGACAAAAGATGTCTAACGCATACAAATCGCTTACTGAAAAGTGGGCACCGGTTCTGAACGAAGAATCAGCCGGTACAATTCAAGATCAATATAGAAAGTCGGTAACGGCAGTTGTTCTTGAAAACCAAGAAAAAGCTCTTCAAGAAGCCCGTTCGGCTCAGCAAGGTTACTTGACAGAGGATGCACCTGGTGGTGCAAATACTGGTTCGATCGATAAGTGGGATCCAATCCTTATTTCGCTCGTACGTCGTGCAATGCCTAACATGATGGCATATGACGTCTGTGGTGTTCAGCCAATGACTGGTCCAACTGGCCTGATCTTTGCGATGAAATCACGTTTCAATGGTGGTGATGTCAATAATGCAGAAGCACTGTTTAACGAAGCAAATAGCGCGTTCTCTGGTGATTCTGCTGCAGTAAACGCTCAAACCGGTGATACTTCTGGTTTAGGTTCAGTAGGCGCAGGCGGAGCTGTTGACTCAGCTGGTACTGCAGCTCAGCATGGTATCGGTATGGATACTGCAAACGGTGAAGGTCTTGGTACTACTGGCACAGCGCCAGCTTCTGCTTTCAATGAAATGGGTTTCACTATTGAGAAAGCAACTGTATCAGCCAAAACACGTGCATTGAAAGCAGAATATTCGCTTGAACTCGCACAGGATCTGAAAGCAATTCACGGTCTGGACGCTGAAAGCGAACTGGCTAATATTCTTTCGACTGAAATTCTTGCTGAAATCAACCGGGAAGTAATTCGTACTATTAACGCTCAAGCGAAAACTGGTGCTTCTACATCTCAAACAGCTCTTAACGGTATTTTTGATCTAAAGAATGATGCTGATGGTCGCTGGAGTGTAGAGCGTTTCAAAGGTCTTATGGTTCAGATCGAACGTGAAGCAAACCAAATTGCAAAAGATACTCGTAGAGGTCGTGGTAACTTCATCATTACTTCTTCTGATGTTGCTTCTTGCTTGTCTGCTACTGGAATGTTGGACTATGCTCCAGCTCTGAAAGATAGCCTGACAGTTGACGATACTGGTAATACTTTTGCTGGTGTTCTTAATGGTCGTACCAAAGTATACATCGATCCGTATGCAACTGTAGACTATATTAACGTTGGATACAAAGGTACCAATGCTTATGATGCAGGTCTCTTCTATTGCCCATACGTACCGCTGACCATGGTCCGCGCCGTTGGTGAGAATGACTTCCAGCCACGTATCGGGTTCAAAACTCGTTATGGCATGGTATCAAACCCATTTGTTGGAGGCACTCCAGCAAACGGTCTTGCTACTTCAAGAACTAACCAGTACTACAGAATCTTCCGCGTGGATAATATCCTCGACGCATAAGAAAAAAGAGAGGAACCAACCTCTCTCTAAGAATAACTACCAAGGGCGCTTTCGGGCGCCCTTTATTTATGTGAAAATAAAATAAAAAACATTGAAAATACTCCTTTACATTTACTTAAAAATGTATTATAAAGAATATAACAAATGATAAAGGAAATATTATGTGGACACTTAGAGGACAATTCAGCATTAGGCAATTCGATGCATCTAATCTCGATCTCTGGCTTCCCAGTTCAGGAAAACCTAGAAATGAAGGTCCTCTTGAGTGGTCTGAAATAATAGTTGACACTCAAGAAGAAGCTGAAGAATGGTGGAAATGTAGAACCAGTACTAATTGCAAAGTCAACAGAGTTAGTACTATGTTTGATCCAAATGGTAATGTTGTTAAAGTAGCATTTAATTAACTACGAATTAGATATAGATTGTAAATGTAAACGAATTCGTTCGTTTCTATCATCTATTGCATCTATTGATTTTTCTATTGCCAATTCATAAGCAGCAAGTTTTTCTTTAGTCGATTCTTCTTCTGGTGGTGCAAATGGCTGAGTAAGGTATGCGTCAAAAGGAATGTCAATATTAGCTTCTGTTATAGTTTTAGATTCATAATGATTTATCCAATATATGGTTCCTCTAAAATCAGGTCCTATAGTCCAAGCAGATCCATCCCAAACCGCACATTCCTTATCTGATAGATCTGGAATAGCAATTGTAGTTGCGTGGGCTGGAACGCGATCATTACCTCCTAAAGGGCATGGTTTTGCAGTAGTTGTATTGGTATACACTTTAGTTTTTTTATCATAATTATATATTAATGTCATAATTAATTCCTTATATTTTAATGCAGTACATTACTTCAATATCATTTATATAAGTACCTCTAAAATCTGGAACATTAAAGGAGTTAGTGCCATCACCTATTCCATATTTAATATCAATTGCAGAAAATAGATTTGAATATAATTTTCTATCAATACCTGAACCATCGCATTCTAGCCAACCTTTGGGTTCTATCCCAACTGAGAAAGTCATAATACTTCCTGATGGAAGATTAATATTTTCAATTGCTTTAGTATTGCTATTGATATTATCCGTATTAGTAGCAATATTCTCTGCATTAATAGCAATATTTTTTTTATTATTATCGATATTAATTATTGCTTTGTTTAATTTTAATACAGTTACTACTCCTGTATTAGTCATTGTAACGTCACCAGACAAAGAAGCTGCAGTAAACCCTGCGCCGTTATTAATTAAAATTTGAGTATCTAATAGCATTTTAGATGATGCATCACCAGCTGCAGCGTCATCTCTAACTAAAACTGAATTAGCATCCATATCTTGAATTTTAGCATATGTGATTTCATCATCTGGAATTTTGACTGCAGTTATTGCATCATCTGCAATCATTTCATTAAAAACTTGAGTTTCTGTTATAATTCCATTTGCAGTTAAACTTCCAAGAACAGTATTTGCAACAGAAATATTTTGTATTTGAGAATAAAATACTTTATCATTATGTGTCATTGATCACCTTTATTTACATAATTAATTATTCAGGTTTATCTGGCCAAGTTACATTTGTCGGAAAACCATCTTGTGCAGGCAAGTCTCTCAAGGCTTGTCGATAAGTGCGCCACTCATCTGTTATGCGGTCAGCTAAAGCCATGTAGTCAGACGCCACTAGTAATGCATCCCGATCCGCTCGTACTTGTATTGCGTTTGCTACCACAGCACTTTCCTGAAAGTCAGGCCAATCACTTATGTTTGCAGAATTATCAAATACTGCACCAAGACCTGTTTCTTTGTTATAAAATATTTTAGACATTAGTTTATCCTTACTAGTATATTATATTATATTGTATAGTATAGTCTAATTGAACCGTTTGCACCATCACCAGTCACTACGGTTGTTGTAGTACTACCGCCGAAATTAACGTGTGTAGCACCGCCGCCACCACCTGGAAATCCACCGTTTACACCATCTACATTTGTAGTAGATGCAGCTACACCATCACCTGCGTAAGTTGAGACACCAAAGGCACCACCGCCGGCATTTCCTGTCATGCCTTGTGATGCACCACCTGCAAATTGTTCAGTAGCAGGAGTAAAGCTTGTATCTGCGCCAGCTCCTGAACCACCACCAGTTACATCCCAACTAGCGGATATATCATTTTCACCTGGCCTTGTCCACCAAATTATCTGTCCACCGCCGCCAGTAGAAGCACCTGAGTTAGCCGCTATTCCGCCTTCGCCGCCAGCAGCTGTATATATTGTACTACCAGTTCCTATGGTTGTAATAGTAGTATTGCCACCGGCCGGTCCTTGACTGGAAGTAGAACCAATACCACCACTGCCAATTGTAAATGAAGCGCCGTTAAGTGTGCTAGCCTTCAAAGCAATGATCATAGCACCACCACCTGCCCCAGCCCTCGCCTTTTGGATAGATGAAAAACCAGTCTTATTCGCAAACGTATGTCCACCGGCACCTCCACCACCAACACCATAAGCAATGACCCAAGCGTCATCACTTAAAGCGGCTGGTTTAGTCCAAGTGCTTGATGTAGTAATTTCTTCTGTGTGTGAATTCCAATTAGGTTCTACTGGGTAATCAGAAGCTAATATACTACTTAGGTCTGTATGATTAGCTAGTTTAACCCAGTTACCAGCGTGAGCAAAGTAGCCTGCGCCTGTAGAATGAACATGAGCAAACATACCATGATAGGTGGTCGCGCTTGGCAAATCACCTTCTGTAGCATACATGTTTGCAAATAATACTTTGTTGCCTCCGGCATCAATATCACCTGTAATTCCATAGCCTGATAATGTAGTTGGAGTATTTGTTAAATCTGAAAATGCTACACCAGCACCACCACCAGAAGAGGTTGATTGATATTTAATGCAAGCAAGTAATGCTATGTTGCGTGGGCGGGTTTCTGTACCACCTGTAGCTGCCGTTTCCCTATTCGGAGAGCCTGAATATAATCGTTGTGTAGAATCCGCTGCCGAGTAGGCACGGTTGTCATCAACCGCTGTACCGTTGTAAACAGTGTGTGTGTGGCTTTTTAACTCATCAGCCTGTGCAGAACCAAAAGCTCGACTAGTATCAATTCCACGGCCGTCATCCCAACCTCTGGGAAACTCACCACGAAGGTCAGGAACATTGAACGTGGAAGAGCCGTCACCACTACCAAAAGTTGTACCAATTGCTGCAAACAAATCAGCATAAGTTGTTCTTGATATAGCAGCACCATTAGCTTTTATGAAATTTGTAGGAGGAGTATTAGCTGCATGATAAATTACTGTACCGGCAGAAACTGATGAATTTGCAATGCTATTTGATACCCATGCATAATCTGTACCATTCCAACTTAACACTTGATTAGATGTCGCAGTACCTTGGTTCAAGTGTGTATCAACATCACTATTTGCATATGAACCACCACCGCCACTACCTGATCCAGACGTTGCTTGATATTTAATGCAAGCGAGTAGGGCTATGTTTCTTGGACGGGTTTCTGTACCGCCAGTGCTACTTGTGGTAACAGTCCCTGTTGGGGAAGAAGTCCCCTGCAGTGGTACGCCGCCAGCCCCCGTATTATAGTGTGTTGAGAATGTGTGAGTGTGTGCTTTTAGCTCATCCGCTTGAGCCGAGCCAAAGGAACGACTGGTATCAATTCCACGGCTATCGTCCCATCCACGCATAAACTCGCCACGAAGGTCAGGCACGTTAAATGTAGTGGACCCATCACCAGCACCATACGTAGTTCCAATAACTGTAAACAAATCAGCATAAGTTGTCCTCGATACAGCATCACCATTGGCTTTTATGAAATTCGTAGGGGGTGTGTTGGCTGAATGATAAATTACCGTACCAACTGGAACTGATTCACCTGTTCCTGTTGCACCATCTGTAATTCCATAGCCAGCTAAAGTAGTTGGAGTACTTGTTAAATCTGAAAATGCTACATTAGCAGATACAGCTTGTGAAAGTCCTAATTTTAACCAGTTCGCACCATCATATTTCCAAGTTTTTCCACTTAAAATATACGTATCGCCCGTAGTTGGATTTGTTGGATATGACATTATGAAATCCTTAGAAATATAGTAACTGTTGTTGAATTCGCAGCAGTTGTTGATAAATTATAAGCCCCGCCGACAGACATGCAGCGCCATGTGCCGCTAGGCGCAGACCCTGACATGCCATAGTAACTTGGACTGTAAGAATAAGTGCTACTATACCGAAGTGAACTGCCCGATACATCTGTGCCAAGAGATGTAGTGCTACCATCAGCTTTACCAAGTAGTGAGTAAGTACCAACACCTCCAGCTGTTGTACTACCTGATGCACTACTCAAGTCTGCATGATTTGCTAGTTTAATCCAATTACCGCCATGAGCAAAGTAACCTGCTCCTGTACCGTGAACATGAGCAAACATACCGTGATAGGTGGTTGCACTTGGCAAATCACCTTCTGTAGCATACATATTCGCGTATAGTATCTTTCCTGTGGTAGTGATATCAAATGTCTGTGCGTCCAGATTGCCACCAAGCTGTGGTGTGGTATCTTCAACTATGTTGCTGAGAGAACCGCCACCGCCACCAGCAGACGTTGCTTGATATTTAATACAAGCAAGTAGGGCTATGTTTCTTGGGCGGTTTTCAGAAGAATTAGACGTTCCACCGGTGAAATCTGTAGACGCATTGTTGCTTGAAAACACTCCGGTACCAACTACTATTCGGTCATGATTACCACCAAAGTTAGCGGCAGAAGGTACGCTGTGATTGTGGGATTCCATTTGGTCAGCCTGTGCAGAACCAAAAGAACG